CCGGCCGCAAGCGCACCGCCGACCGCGTCGCCATCGACGGCAACGCCTACACCGACGACGTCTGGAACTGGGTCCGCAAGCATCCGAAGTCGCGCGTCATTATGGTGCGCGGCGGCAATACCGAGGCCGCGCCGCCCATCGTGCAGACCAAAGAGTATGACCGGAAGGGCAAGCCGAAGAAGCAGAAGTGGTCATCCCGCTTCTTCACCTTCAACGCCTCGGCCTTCAAGATCCGGCTCTATCGGGACTACAAGAAAGACGATCCGGAGCAGGCGGGCTACATCCGTTTCGCCCGCGGCTTCGGAGACGATTTCTACCAGCAGGCAACCTCGGAAGCCCGCGTACCGGAGAAGACCCGGAGCGGTCACACCCGCTACGTCTGGAAGCTCTCCGAGGGCAAGCGCAACGAGATCATCGACATGCTCAATCAGAGCCTGGCCGGTGCCTATCGCTGGGGCGTGCCCTATTGGACCGACGAGGAATGGGATGCGATCGCCGATCGCCTCGGGCGGCTCGAAGCGCCGCAACAGGGCGACCTTGAGGATCACCTGAACCAGGTCGCCGTCAAGACCGAACCTGCCGCAGGCCAGACCGCCACGGCAGAACAGCAATCGCCGCTCGTCGCTGCCGCCCTCGCGCGCGCCGCCCGGGCAGCGCAGCGGAACCGCTAGGAAGATCCATATGGCACTGACCGAAGAGGAACGCGCCGTGCTTCTGGCACGGCTCGACGAAGCACGTGAGGCCTTGCACCAGATGGAGATCGGCCGCGCCGAGGTCTCGCTCAGCTATAACGGCGAGAGCGTCACCTATGCCGCGACCAATATCGGCGCGTTGCGCCAGTATGTCCGCGACCTCGAGGCAAAACTCGGCCTTCGCCGCTTCGCCCGGGCGCGCAGCCGTGGAGTGGTCTTCGGATGAGCGGCGAAGTCACGATCCTCGGCCCCGATGCCAAGCCGCTTTCGCCAGCGGTTCGTGCTGCTGCCCGCGTGCAGGTCGCGAAAAACCGGCTGATGGCGTCTTCGGCCTACCAGGGTGCATCCTACGATCACCCGTCCTTCGCCAAATGGCGGCCGGGCACATGGTCCGGTCAGTCGGCGCTGACCTGGTCGCGCTCCGAGCTCGTCGACCGGCTGAACGACGTGGCACGCAATGACGGCTGGGGCGCCGCCGGCACCTCGCGCCTCGTCGACAACATCATCGGCTCGGGCTGGACGCTTGCGGCGCGGCCGAACCATGTCTCGCTCAACATGACGTTTGAACAGGCGGAGGAGATCGCCGACAGGATCGAGGCCTTGTGGCGCGATTACACGCAGGACGTCGACAAATGGTGCGACGCCGAGCGGACGAAGACCATGGCCGGCATTCTCGGCCTTGCTGCCCGTCAGCGGTTCGGTCCTGAGGGCGAGGCCTTCGGTGTCATCGTCTGGCAGGACAATGCACCGTTGTTCCAGACGGCGATTCATGTCGTCGACCCGGCCCGGTGCTCAAACCCGAACGGCCACATGGACGAAGAGTTCCTGCGCGACGGGGTCGCCATTGACGGTTACGGCGCACCGGTCGGCTATCACTTCCGCAAGTCGCATCCTGGCGAGTTCTTCGCCGGGAATACTGGCCTGTGGCATTGGGAGTATGTCGAGCGGGAGACCGAATGGGGGCGCCCGATCGTCGTTCACGCCTATGAGCAGAAGCGCGCCGGCATGACGCGCGGCGTTTCCGACTGGGCGCCGGTCATGCGGTCGATCAAGCAGTCGACCGATTACGAGGACTACGAGAGCCAGGCCGCGATGCTGAACGCTGTCATGGCTGCCTTCATCGAAACGCCCTTCGATCCGGAAGAGATGCTCGAGGCGATGGGCGCGGATTACGGCAACGACGGTATCGCCAAGCTCTTTGGCGAAATGTCGGCTGCGCAGAAGGCCTATTACGGGGCCGCACCGATCGACTTGCCCGGCGTTCGCATCAACACGCTGCAGCCCGGCGAAAAGGCGACGCTGACCAAGCCGGAGCACCCGAACGCCAATTTCGAGGCCTTCGTTAATGCGGCGCTGCGCAAGGTCGCCAGCGCGATCGGCGTCACCTACGAGCAGCTCACCATGGACTGGAGCCAGGTGAACTATTCGTCTGCACGCGCAGCACTCCTCGAGATCTGGCGCGGCTTCACCGCCAAGAAGGGCGGCTTCGCCTCGCAGTTCATGGCGCCGATCTATCGGGCATGGCTCGAGGAGGTGTTCGACAAGGGTCTGATAGAGCTGCCGGCGGGCGCCGTTCCCTTCGAAGAGAACCCGGCAGCATGGTGCCATGCGGACTGGATCGGCCCCGGCCGAGGCTGGATCGACCCGCTGCGCGAGGCGCAGGCCGCCAGCGAGAGGCTCGCCGGCAATCTGACCACGCTCCAGCAGGAAGCGGCCGAGCAGGGGCGGGACTGGAAGATGGATGCACAGCAGCGCGCCCGGGAACGGGCCTTCTACGAGCGGCTCGGCCTCGATCCCGACCCGGGCAAGCCCGAAGCCAGATCGCAGGCGAGTGCGGCTCCGCCAGCCGAGCCGGGCGACGAAACCGAGGAAGAGGTCAACGGCCGCACTTCGGCGCGCCGGCATCCGGCCGGCATCCCGAGGATTGCCAGAAGGAAAACGGCATGAGGAACTATCCCGAAATCGCCAGTCGGATGTTCGGCACGCCGCTGATGCTGCATCCGTCGAAGGGCGACATCATTGCGCGGGCTTTTGGCCCGCGCGTGCTCGGCAGTCCTGACGCTCCAGCGCATGTCGCCGGTGGCGAAGAGATGGGGCTTCTCGGCGAGAAGCTTCGGGGTGCCACCGACTGGGACGGAGAGCGAATCTATCCTGGTCCGGATCTCGTTGCTCCGGGCATTGCGCTCATCGAGATCGAGGGATCGCTCGTCAACAAGGGCAAGTGGATCGGCAAGTCCTGCGGCATGACCAGCTACGAAGCGATCGGAGTGCAGGTTAGGGATTGCATCGAGCGTGACGACATCAAAGCCGTCGTGTTCGAAGTCGACAGCTATGGCGGCGAGGTGACCGGAGCCTTCGATTGCGCCGAGCAGATCTTCGAGCTTTCGCAGTTGAAACCGACCATTGCGGTCCTGACGGATCATGCGTGCTCGGCCGGTTATCTGCTGGCGTCGCCCTGCCGGCAGTTGGTCATCCCGCAGACCGGCATTTGCGGCTCGATCGGTGTCATCTCGATGCATGTCGACATGAGCGCCTGGCTCGCGAAGGAAGGCCTCAAGGTCACGATCCTCAAGGCTGGCGAGCACAAGGCCGACTTCAACCCTTATGAGGCCATCCCGGACGATGTGCTTCAGCAGGAGCTCGCGGAACTCGAGGAGCTTCGCGTCGAATTTGCAGCGACCGTCGCGCGGTACCGCGCCGGCCGACTGACACAGCAATCCGCTCTCGCCACTGAGGCGCGGGTCTATCGCGGACAGAAGGCGGTTGATGCCGGCCTCGTCGACGCGGTTGCACGCCCTTCGCAGGTTCTCGAAGCCTTCGAAGCTGAACTGAGCCGGACAGCCGGCTAACCCCAACATCAACTGGAGACGACGAATGTCGAACTTGACGCGTAGCAGCGCGCTCACGCGGAGCGTGCTCGCCGCGATTAGCGGCAGGAAGGGCTCCCGGCTGGAAGAAGAGCGGCCGGAAGACGAGGAAGTGCTCGAAACCGAAGAGGAGGACACCTCCGCCGAGGATACCCCTTCCGACCCGGAGAGCGAGACCGAGGAGGAGGACACCAGCGCCGAGGCCGAGGGAGAAGAGACCGACGACGGCAAGACGTCGGCAAGCGCCATCCGCCGCGCCGAGCAGGGCCGCATCCGCTCGATCCTCATGCATCCGAAGGCCGAGAGCAATCCCGGCCTCGCCGCCGAGCTCGCCTTCGGATCGAGGTTCTACTCGGCCAAGGAAGCGGGTGCGCTTCTCTCCTCCGCTTCCGCCGGCGGTTCGCGCCTTGCCGGTCGCATGGCCGGAAAGAGCCCGAAGCTCGGCGCCGGCACACCGGGCGGCGGCAAGACCACCGAAAAACAGGCGGTGATCTCCACCGTTCGCTCCACCATCCTGGCCCGTCACGGCCGTAACCGGAAGGGTTCCTGATCATGGGAGAAGCCACCTTCGCCCCGAACGACCTGCTCGTTTCCGACGTGCCGGTCATCACCCGTAACATCACCGTCGTCAGCGGCCAGAACCTCAAGCGTGGTGCTGTCCTCGGCAACATCACCGCATCGGACAAATACACCCTGTCCGCTTCGGCCGCTGCTGACGGCTCGCAAACGCCCGCCCTGGTGCTGGCGACCGATTGCGATGCATCCGCCGGCGACGTCGTCGCCGCTGCTTACGCGAGCGGCGCCTTCGATTCGACGAAACTCATTCTGGGCGCCGGACACACGGCCGCGACCGTTGAGGCCGCTTTCCGCAAGGCAGGCGCTCCCCTCTACGTGCGCGTCCTGAAGTAAGCCCGAGACCGAAAGGACACCACACATGGAAGAATTGCTCCTCTCCACCGCAGAACTCGTTGCGGTTCTGCCGCCTCGCGATCGTCCGGAAGCATTCCTGCGCGATCGTTATTTCTCGACCACGGTCCTTTCCGACATGGAACAGATCGTCTTCGACAAGATCCTGCCGGACCGTGAGCTCGCGCCGTTCGTCCATCCGGACGTGCCGGGCAAGGACTCGGCCAACCGCGGCTTCAAGGCGACCAGCTTCACGCCCGCCTATGTCAAGCCGCAGAATACGCTTCGCCCGGGCGGCAACATGATCCGCATGC